ATTTATAACTTGGAATCTGCGCAATGTGCATCAACCAGTTTATACAGGCACAACGCAATCGGTAAAAGGTATTGATCGACCAATATTTCAAACCAATGTTTATGCTGGCACATTGCAAGATGCGTTTAGTATAGCGAACACGATAATACAAGCATTGCATGGGTATAGTGGGCAATTCGGTGGTGTTGGTGGATTCTATGTAAGCAAGATTGATATTGACTGGCTTTTTAATACTTTCGATAATGACATTGGCTTACATTCAATTTACTTAGATTGCACAATGGATATTCCGACATAAGATAGATTTTTAACTTTTTTGAGGAATGAAAAATGGCACTTCCAAATAAAGTATTGCCGGGGTTCTCGGCATCGCTATATTGCCAATCTGGTGCAACGCCAACCGCATTGACCAATACGCAGCTTTCGACGTATGCAAACGTGTCGGCGATTGCTATATCTGCCAACCTGCTGCCGGTTGAAGCAATTCCGGCCTTTGGTCAAGATGACGCAGTGGCGAATTTCTCGGTTGCTGGCGCTCGGCAATCAGACAAAATCCCAACGCAATCTGCACCGACTTCGCTTTCAATTACTGCGGCTTGGAATCCAAGCGATGCCAACTTGCTGTTAATGCGCGGCGATGCATATAGTGGCGTGATTGATCGCACATTTGTGGTGTCGGCGACCGATGGCACTAACATTGTCAACTATGCATTTAATGGTCGCGTGTCGCAATTCCAGATTGACGCGCAACCCGGCGCAGAAGCAAAATGCATTTTTACGGTTCATCCTCGCGGCGACCAGTATGGCTGGTCTAACAATCCCTAATTAAAGGAATTCATCATGGCGGCACCAAACAAAGTATTGCCGGGTTTTAGCGCATCGCTATGGATGCAATCGGCTGCAACTCCAACACCATTGACCACTGCAAACTTGTCGGTATGGACTGCGCAAGTGGCAACCATCGTGGGAACTTCGGCAAACGGCACCGGCTCGGCTGGTGTGCTAGTTCCGGTCGAAGCTATTCCAGCATTCGGGCAAGATGATGCGGTGGCAAACTTTTCTGTTGCCGGGTCGCGCCAATCAGATAAAATTCCAACGCAGTCTGCGCCAACATCGCTATCGATTACCGCAGCTTGGAATCCTTCTGACGCGGCACTACTGCAAATCCGAGCAGACGCATACAGCGGCATCGTAGATCGCACGTTTGTGGTCGCGGCAGTTGATGGGGCATCGACAATTGCTTATGCTTTTAACGGGCGTGTGTCGCAGTTCCAAATCGATGCACAACCGGGTGCCGAAGCAAAATGCATCTTTACGGTTCATCCTCGCGGTGGTCAATACGGCTGGTCAAATACCTAAAACAATCGCCCCTTCGGGGGCTTTTTTACATGAGAAAATATGACAACACAAATCAACAGCAACAGCGATTTGCTTGGGTATTTGCTTGAGCAATCGCTGATCGCCCCTAAAAGCTGGTTTGGCTTTCCACAGCAAAAGCTTACCGGTATCGCTCTGGTTCACGCAATTGCGGCGAATCATGCCGATAAAATGTCACCGTCGGAAATTGTTCAATATGTAATTGATTTGAACAACGAAATATATAACGGCATTATCAAAAAAGGATAAAACAATGAAACTTGGCGCAACGCTCAATATTAATCCTGACAACATCCGCATCCGCGAATTCACAATGGCGGGGCAAAAGCTTCGGGTGCGTGTTCCGCTGGCTTCCGAGATGGAAGCAATTTCCAAAGCGGTGGATGATGCCGAATGGCAAACCAAATTTGAAAGCTTGAAAGAATCGTTTAGCAGCGATCCAGATGCGGTAATTGAGCAGACCGAAGATGATGTATTCGTCAACGGAAAATCGATCAAAGAACTTGCAATCATGTCGGCAAAGACCGAGGAACGAATTGTTCAAATGGTTCGCTTGCTGGTGCCTACAATTGAAGGCTTCGACATGAACAGAATTAGCTATGCCGATGTTGATGAAGAATTTCCGTTTGCGGTGCAGATCGAGTTGATGAAGAAAATTGCGGAAGTAATTTCGCCGGGATATGAGGAAACGCGAAAAAACTGATTGGGTCATTGCGTTTGCAGACTCGCGCTTATATGCTTGCGCATGGGGCGAATCCAGATGCAATGACAGAAGAAGATTTCGAATTGGTGATGGTGGCGCTTAATGATGGGTTGATTGGGAACAAAGTTGTAATCAACACATTGGGATATCTGACAACGGCAGTGTTTAACTATATGCGCTCACAAAATGCGCCGAGTTATTCACTGCATGGAATCCTGGGAATTATGCACGATTACATATACAAGCCATTATCGGATGAGGAAAAGCGGCAAATGGCAAACCAGCGATTGCTTGAGTTTATGACGATGAAACCCGGTGCGCCGAATTTTTTAAAGGCAAAAGATGAGAATTGAAACGTATGGCTTTGATGACTTTGATGCCGTCTTGACGCAGATGGGAAATGAGTTCGGCTATACAGATGTTAATAAAAAGGTGTTGATACCGGCGTTGCGCAACGCCATGAAAATTACAATGCCATATGCCAAATCATTGGCAAGGGCAAACACTGGCGAAATGCGCAACAGCATTACTGTCGAAGCAAGGCGGCCAAGTGACCGAGATAAAAAATCAAAATACATTTACGACACTGATGCAGCAATTGCAATTCTATCAGTAAAGCAATCAAAAGTATCGTTAGGCGAAGAATTCGGAACGGCAAAAAGAGCAGGGCAACCATTTATTCGCCCGTCTTTGGAAGCAAACCAATCAACAATTTTGCAAACTTTGTCGGATGAATTGCAGAAAAAAATTCAACGCTATCAAAGCAGAAATTCTAAGGACACAAAGAAATGAACGTCATTGCGCGGCTTGGGGCTATTCTTGGTCTAGATTCTAAAGATTTTGTAAAAGGCGTTGACGCTGCGCAACAGAAAAGCAAAGAATTTAAAAAGCAATTAAAAGAAACGCAGCAAACCGTCGAAGGAATGAAAGCGGCATTTGCCGCCACCAGCGCGGCATTCATTGCATTTGCTGCGGCAGCTATGCACGCGGCAGACGAGATTGCTGATCTTGCCGATGCCAATGACACTACCATTGCCAAAGTATTAGAACTTAAACACGCATTGATTTCATCTGGCGGCGATGCAAACAAGGTTGGTCAGTTCTATTCGTCATTTACTAATGCCATTGATGGCGCGGCACAAGGCAGCGACAAGCTGCGCGATTCGTTTGCCGCAGTTGGCGTATCAATAAAAGATATTGCCACATTAAGCCAACAGGAATTGCAAAACAAAACGCTTGTCGGGTTATCAAAAATTGATGATCAGGTAAGGCGCAACGCACTTGGCTTTGAGTTATTTGGCAAAGCGGCAAAGGGCGTTAATTTTGCAGCGATGGCAGACAATGCTAGTCACGCGGCTGGCTCATTTGAACAACAAGAAAAAGCTATAAGAGCAGCGGCAGACGCAGCACAAAAAATCCAATTATTTTTTAATGATATGGCAATTGCGGCGCTTATGGCAATTAAGCCGGTATCGGATTTAATTAACAAAATTCCATCCGAAAGCCGCATCGAAGCAATGACCAAAGCATTTCAAGTTTTAGGCGTTGCCATTGGCGTGGCGTTTGGCGTGACTGCTGTCAAGGGCGTGATGCAACTGGCTGCGGCATTGAGAGTGTTGACAGTAACAAATCCGTGGTTGCTTGGTTTAGCTGCCGCTGGAAGTGTTGGCGCTTATTTTGGATTGGATAAATTGTTTGGCGGTAAACCAGAAGATTTAAAACCAGACGAAGGTGGAAAAGATTCAAAGGGTTCGGCAAATAGAAATATCGAAATGTCGCAACGCGATAAGATAATTGAAAAATATAATGCTCAAATAAAAATAGTAAAAGATTTAGCAGACCAAAAAAAATGGGCTGCCGAATGGGATTACAACAACACAAAACGCCAAATTGAATTAGAAAAAGAAAGGTTTACTTTAACCACAAATGAATACGAGCGAAGAAGATTAATAAATGAACTTGCCAATAGAGATGCTGATTTATATAAATCGCGTTTGGAAGAAATGCAGGCGGCAAAAAAAGAATTGGAATTGGCTCCTGCCGAGGAACAAAGACAAGCAAGAAAATTATATGATGTAAAAATACAAGCGATTGAAGATGTATATAACACGCAGCAAAAATATTTGGACTTGGAAAACGAAGCAAGAATTAGAAACTTTGATGCAGAAGTGCAGCGCCAAAATTCGTGGGCTGCTGGTTGGGATCAGGCTTTTAAACGATACACCGAAAC